CTTGGACAGAATCCGGCTTACAGGCCTGCTACAGCGAAGCCCCCGCAAGGGGGCTTTATTGTGCAAGGCAATAGGGTATGATGTATCTAAGCCAAGAGGAACCCAACCATGAAGACCCTGATCGCTACCGCTCTCCTGCTCGCCGCCTCGGTTGCCAACGCTCATGACGTGGACCTCGGCGCTGCCGGCACCTTCACCGCCACCGAGCTGTCTACCCTGACCAGCCTGCCGGACGAGGGTCGTACTGCCTTCATCAAGCGCGTCGCCCCGGAGTTCGTCGCCTACACCGAGCGCACTGGCCACGAGGCTTGTGGCGTGGTGGCGGTGCTGGCCAACGGCGCTGACGGCGTCAACCCGACCTTCTCGATCCGTATGTCGACCCTGGACTCGCAGATCGCCTGCAAGAACCTGGAGCCGGCTGCGGGCTATGTGAGCATGGGCGATACCATCCACTCCCACCCGCTGAAGCGTTCGGTCCGCCTGACGGCTCGTGACGCGGCGCTGCGCGGCAACCCGGCTGGTCAGCTGCGTACCGAGGGGCTGAACAACTGCCGCTTCTCGGACCAGGACTACACCCAGAAGGGCTACCTGATCGCCTGCGGCAAGGTGATGTACCAGACCGGTCGTGGCACTGAAAAGGAGATCTGACCGGTAACATTGCGGCACCCAGCGGGCATCATAGGTTCCGACTTTCACCGGAGCTTATGATGCCCGCAAACACATCCAACGCCGACGAGTCCAACATCGGCAAGCACATCGCGGTAGTCCTGACCATCGGTCTGGTTCTGGCGCTCAACTCAGTCGCCCTGGGCGGTCTGCTCCTGTACTGCGGTGGAGCCATGGCTATCGCCTACTTCCTGGGCTGCTTCAGCCCGGACTACGTGCCGCTGCCGGTGCGCCTGATCAACTGGGCTGAAGCCCGGCTGGCGGGGGCGGTGAGCCGTCAAATCGCTGTGTAATCAGCGACTTACGATCTCAGTAAAAACAAGGACTTATAAGAAAGCCCTCTGATTTCGGTCAGGGGGCTTTACTTTTGTTGCAGATCGGTCATACTATGTCTAACCCAAGGAACTTCACCTACCGGAACCGAGCCATGAAGACTGTCAAGACCACCTACCGCCCCGCCTACCTGGAAGGCGTTATCGCCGCCTACGGTGGCAAGATCAAGGTCACGGAAAAGGACGGCTTCTTCACGGCGACCATCAGTACCCCGGACGGCTGGTCGATGCAGCGCCACCACACTGAGAGCGGCGACGCGGCACTGCGCCTGCTGGACGCCGCTGCCACGTCCGGCTTGATGAAGTAAGGAGACGACCATGAACCTCGACCTGACCGACCGCGAGATCTCCGTGCTGGTCCACGCTCTCAACGCCGCCCGGCGCGAGGAGCGCCAGATGCTGATCAAGGAGTACTCCTCGAACGTTCCCGAAAGTGCGCAGGCAGACTACAAGGAGATGGGCGATCTGCGCGACAAGATCATCCAGCTCTCGACCGCAACCCGCTAACCAACCCCTTCCTAGACGAGAACAAGATCATGGCACACAACCTCACCCAGCGCGAAGATGGCACCGTCGAATTCGCTTTCACCGGTCCCCGTACCGCCATCTGGCACGGTCTGGGCAACAGCCTGGAAGAAGGCGCCAGCCTGGAGCAGTGGAAGAAGGCAGCGGGCATGGACTGGGACCTCTTCGAAGCCGTCCCGTTCTTCAACGACGCGGTGAAGCCGGAAGCCATCATGGTGCCGGACAAGAAGGTTCTGTACCGCTCCGATACCAAGGCTCCGCTGTCGGTGGTCGGCAACGACTTCAAGCTGGTCCAGCCGAACGAGATCATCGAGTTCTTCCGTGACCTGACGACCCACAACGGCATGCGGCTGAGCACTGCTGGCACCCTGTTCGGCGGTCGTCGCTTCTGGGCGCTGGCGGACACCGGTAAGGCGGACGAAGTCACCGGGGGCGACGAGGTCCAGGGTCACCTGCTGCTGGTGACCGCCTGCGACGGCTCGCTGGCTACCACGGCGAAATTCGTGTCGACCCGCGTGGTCTGCAACAACACGCTGACCATCGCCATGAGCGAGAGCGCCAAGCAGCTGGTGAAGGTGAGCCACCGCTCCAACTTCGACGCCAGCAAGGTCCACGTCGACCTGGGTCTGATCGACAAGGCGTGGGCTGAGATGATGAAAAATCTGCGCAAGCTGGCCAAGACCAAGATGTCCGACGGCGCGATGGAAGACTTCTACAAGAAGCAGCTGTACAACCCGACCAAGGCGGAAGGCGACCAGACCTGGGGCGTGAAGCGCGAGCTGTTCCGCATCATGGAACTGGCGAAGGGTGGCAGCGGCTCCGACATGTCGGCTGGCACTGCCTGGGGCGCTCTCTGCGGAGCGACCGAGCTGTACACCCACGGCACCGGCAAGCGTGACCAGAACCACCAGTTCTGGGACAGCTACAACGGTCCGCTGGAGTCGAAGAAGCTGGCCACCTACCGCAACCTGGTTTCGATGGTCTAACCGGGCGGGGTCAAGAGGCGAAGAAAGTTCTCTTGACCCCTTTACTTCTTCCTGCATCGCAGTCATACTGGTTCTACCAACCAAGGAACTCCCATGAAGCTGATCGCCCTTTCCGATGAACAAGCCGCCGCCCTCGAGAGCTCGCTGAAGGCTGTACAGGAACACCTGGACACCTCCAACGGTCCGATGGCAGAGTGCATTCCCGCCGTCCTCGAACAGCTGGAGCTCCAGAAGGAAGGCTGGTCGCGACCGGGTTACTCGGCTCTGCCCCAGGCTAACTTCAAGCGGATCGACCACGTGTTCGACTACGCCCGTACCTTCGTCGACGCGCAGAACCGCTACAACGACGTCCGCAACATCACCGTGTCCGTGGTCGGCGAGTTCATCCTCGCAATCATGGGCTTCAAGAGCCGGGGGACCTGAGCCATGGCAGCGAAGAACAAGATGAAGGTGTGGGAGCTGACCAGCGACAACATGAGCGGGCTGGGTCAGCAGGGCAGCACCAGCAAGGAGAACTGGCACCAGCTGTACCAGTCGGTCGAAAGCGCCAAGGCTGCGGCTGAGAAGGACTACAAGGGCAAGATCGAGTGGAAGGGCAAGGGTAAGCGGATCAGTTCCGGCGACCTGCTCTGGGTCATGTACACGATCAAGGAGATCGACGTCCTTCCCTGACACAACCCCGCGTGATGTGAAGAAGCCCCGGCTATGAACCGGGGCTTCTGTCATTTGGACAGCCTGGAGACAGGCGCGATAGGTTCATCGTGGAAGTTGCCGTAGAGGCAGTGAGCCAGTTCGTGACCCCAGGTCTCAAACTCTACGTCGCGGTAGTGGGTGGCTTCCTTGACGTGAAGCTCACACTGCCCCGGCTCATCCTTGGACCAGGCTGACCAGCCGTAGAGCAGCGGCGACGGTTTGCCCTTCTCAAACTTGATCTTCGCCTGGGTCAGTTCCCTATGGCTTGAATGGGTCACCACTCGGAGCTGGATTGTCTTGGCGCCACGGTCGAACTGCTTGACGATAGGCGGTCCCTGGTCGGGCGGGTTTGATGGAGAGCAGGATGCGAGCAACAGGCTTGCGCCCAGTACCAGCGAGGCGAGTACGGTCTTCAGTTTCATTGGGCAGACTCCGGCGACGGACAAAAGAAAAGGGACTGTCCGAAGACAGTCCCTTTGGGTTGGTTCATCCTTGAACCGAACATCATGATTACATGATGTTCTGGACAGCGATACGGCGGTAGTACACGTTCTGGCCAGCAACCAGCGAACCGTCCGAAGCGGTAGCGCCACCGGAGAACGGGTTCGCGACAACGCCGTAGCGGGTCTTGAAGCCAATCTTCGGCTGGAAGGTGTCCTGACCAACGGCACGGACCATCTGCAGCGGCACGTATGGGCAGTAGAACAGACCGGCGTCGAACGCGGACGAGCCCTTGTAACCGATGGTGATGTAGTTGCCGGTTGCGTACGGATCGATGTAGACGCGGATACGTCCGTTCAGCACACCAGCGAAGGTGTTGCCGGTGTCATCGATCTGCAGGTTGTTGCTGTTCAGAGCAGGGGTGTAGTCCAGGACGCCAGCCATCTGCAGTGCCGAAGCGACGTCAGAGGAGCAGATCAGGACGTTGCCCTTACCACGACGGGTTGCCTTCGCGATAGCGTTGGCTTCGCGCTCCAGCTGGAAGTGCAGACCCTTGAACTTTTCGACCGACCAACGACCGTTGGCGTCAACGTCCAGGTCGAACACGCCGGCAGTGGCGGTGTCCTGCTGTGCACCAGTGGTAGCGGTGACGTTGATGGTACGGATGATCTCGCGGTTGATTTCCGCCAGAATTTCGGTGGTCAGGATGTTGGCCAGCTCGGTTTCAGCGTCCAGACCATGGATCGCCTTCAGGTCCTGAGCCAGTTCCATCGTGTACTCAGCCTTCAGTGCACGGCTCTTAGCCACGACCGAGACCTTCTCGACGGAGAACGCCATTTCAGCGAACTGGTTGCCAGCGGCATCACCCAGGGCTTCAGCAGCGGCAGTCGACATACCCGAACCGAAGTTGTAGGTGTTCACGACGCCGGTTGGGTTGGTACCCACGTGCTTCTGACCGATGGTGTTTGCGCCTTCAGCTGCGCCTGCTGCAACGCCAGAGAACTTGGTGTTCGCTTCGTTGAAGAAGGCTTCAGTGCCGGACTGGTTTGCATAGCGCGAACGCATTGCGAAGATCAGACCAGTCGGACCAGTCATCGGCTGGACGCCGCACAGGTCATACGCGATCAGGTTCGGAACGGCACGACGCAGCAGCGAGATCATCACCGGGTCGTAGTTCGCGATGCCAGCGCCGGTAGCGTTGGTCGGAGCAGCTTCACCCAGCAGAGACTGCGGAGCAAACTGACCCTGCGACTGCATGTCCTTGACGGTGTTTTCCAGCACAGTCGCGGTGACGGATGCACGGTGGGCGTTCTGGATCGGCGCGAAATCTTCCGACTCCAGGAGCGGCTTCCACTTCTGCATGGACTCTTGATTCAACATTTGGTAAACTCCTGAGTGAAACTTGTTTGTTGTTTTAACGAACACGATGTATTTAGGGATCGTCGATTTTCAACGACGATCCCTGTCGTCATCAGCCGCTGTACGGGGAACGGTGGCTCTTGCCGACCTTCATTGCGGCAGCAACGATCGGGTCGATACCTGCCGGGGTCTTGTTCTCTTCCTGGAGATTCACTTCCTCGTTCAGCTGCTGCGAACCGCCGGAAGCTGCTGCCTTCTTCTGGACCACGGTCTCAGAGATGGTCTTCAACTTCTCGGTGTATGTAGCGACGTCAGTGAAGTCGACGGATTCAGCCAGAGTAGCGAGAGTGTCGCGCTGGGTGTCGGTCAGACCTTCCGAGATCGAAGCCAGAACGCTTGCACGCTCAGCATCAACGGAAGCCTTGGCAACGGCAGCAACCTGCTCATCCAGCGCCTTGCGGGCTTCGATGACTTCGGTTTCCGACTCGTTGAGGCGGTTGGTCAGTTCTTCGATCTTCTCGGTCAGAGCTTCGACAACGTCGACTGCTTCGTCCGGAACTTCGATGTAGTGCTCAACGAACACTTCCTTCATACCACGGATGAACGACTCGGTGACGTCGGCGCGGAGACCGGTCTCAACCTGCAGCTTGTTCTCTTCCAGCCACTGGGTGGCAACGTGGTCGAGGTACTTCTCGACGGACTCCGACATGGTGGTCCACATGGAATCCACTTCTTCGGACAGACGCTCTTCGAACGACTCTTCCAGACGAGCAGTCTCTTCGATGATCGCGGTATTCAGCGCAGCCTCGAAGATGGTGGTCGCGGTGTCCTCGTCCTGGGCGCTGTGGCGATCCTCGCACTCGTGGCGGAGAACGGGGACGAAACCCCTGCCACGTCAACGACCGTACCGCCCTGCGCACAGGAGCGTCACCTGGTGGCGT